ATTGCTTCTCATTATCAGCTGATATCCAAGGCACGAGACCCATCTTAAAGCCATCATAGCATTGAATCAAGGGCTCGTGAATAATATTCACTTCATTCATATAGTGACCTAGCAGCTCTTTAAGACTATTAAGCTCATTAGTATTCTTATAATATACATCATGGTTACCACAGATAATATCCATGGTAATACCATACTCTCTTAGCGGTTTAAGAAAGTGATTACGGTTACGGTTAAGAGCACGGAAGTTGATAAACTTCCTGTTATCGTAGTAATCACCAAGATGCACAATATGCTTAATATTATGTTCCAGAAGATAAGGAAACAGTACATCAGAATAAAATTTTTCTGCATTATCGAGAAATATGTCGCTGCTATTGCGAGTACCACAGTGAGTGTCATTTAGAATACAAACCTTCATTATAAAAAGTCTCCAAGATCAGAATCTGTATTAATTGATCTCTTAGCACGTTTTAGCTTCTTCTTTTCATCAGCTGCATATACTTTAAATGCATCGTCTTTCTCTTTTACTTTTTCGATTCTATCCTTTAACGTATCTACAAACTGATTCATAACAGCGGTAGATGCATCGCTAACATCTAACTTAATATACTCTTCAATACCAGATGAAGTCATATATTTTAATTTAATGTCTTGCTGCTTCTTCTCTTTAGCAATACGTCGAAGAAACGCATACCAGCTAATCTGAGTAAAGTAAGCAAAGGCGTTCGGATTACCTGTACGAGTAGCGGTGTCTACATTATAATTATCTATAGCTTTAAGACAATTCTCTACAGCATCCATAACCATTTCTTCACGGTATGTATAGCGAATAAAGTTAGACTTATGAGAAAGACCCTCTGCTATCTTAAGAAAGCAAGATGCAATATAATCTGGAACAATAGGAAGTGATTGTTCTGTTTGCTTGGCTTCATTCAACTGCTTAACATAATCCACAACTGCTTGGGAAAATTCTTTGTTGTTTACATAGTGAATGTTAGCGCGCTTTGATCTTGCCATAATATATATCCTTCAATTCATTATATTATAAAGTATTTTTTTATTACATGCAACTAAAAAAAACAGTTGCACTTCTCGCTAGATCGTATATAATCATATAGCGATATGGGGAGGGGGGATATGTTAGTGCATTTTATCTTTGTTAGGAAACGTTATTACATTTTCATCATCGGGAAGAGATTCTAACTCTCGGTTTAACATCTCTTGATCTATCTCTTCCGGAGTGAGATCAGCTGTTTCTATTTCAGCTTGAATGGATTGCTTATAATGCTCGATAAGATTAGTCACTGGATTAGCCTCAGATGTAATATGTTGAGAGTTAATCGATTGAAAAATACCATCTTGCATTTGTAAGGTATACCAAGGTCTTAGAGAATGTATCCTATATCCATTTTGAGGGTTATAGAAGCATTTTATTTCGTAGACATTACGTACAATGATATCAGCAAAATCATCTTCTTCATCTGGCCATTCAACTACTTCACAGATAATCTCATCACCTGATAACAACTTAAACTGCTTTAACTGCTTATCCATCTAAATCTACCTTTATAAGTTTATATTTAAACTGTTCTTTCTCATATATCTTAACTCGTTGTGCAGAGTGTAGTAATGTAAAATTCTTTCGTGACTTCCAATGTAAGTCATCAGCTATGTCATAGAGTGTAGTAATCTGTCCATTATCCGATTTCCGTAACCCACGCCCAATCGATTGTAATACTTTGATCTGTGATTTAGAGGGACTTGCAAATATAATATTATGCAGGTTACGTATGTTAATACCAGTACTGAAAGTACCAAGACTAGCGACAATGATAGCATTATTTTGTTTCTCCACAATACCTCTTATAGCTTCACGATCTGCAGTATCAGTGTCACCTGATACAAAGAATACCTTTCTATCCTCATCCACCTTATTATTTATCTGGTCGAATAATGGCTTTCCGTGCTTATCCACAAGGCGGAATAAGACGAGAGTATTGCCTCTAGCATCAATAGCCAGATTACGAATGAGCCTATTACGAGCAACATTTCCAACGATGAAATCAATCTCGTCTTGATAGTCTCTTTTTCCAAAGTCTTTCCTTATATTCTCTGGGTAGTTTAGTAATAAAACTTTTATATCTAGCGGTGCAAGAGTTTCATTATCCTGTAACGCTTTAGTAGTAGTAACTTTATATACAGGTCCAAATAAACCTTCAAGCATTAGCTTGTGAGTCTGCGTACCATCTAAGGTCCCTGTCAGACCATATCTATATTTAGCTTCGGTAGATTTATTCATAATAGATGAGAGAGATTTAGATTTAAATCCATGACACTCATCACCGACTACCATTCCAAACTGCTTGAACCACTTTGCAGGTAACTTATAAATAGATTGCCAAGTAGATACGATTACTCGTTTATTTGTAATCTTATCTTTTCCAGAATAAATTTTATGAACATATTGATCAACATCCATTCCATAATCCGTAAAATCGCTATACATCTGTTCAACTAAAGAGGTAGTGGGTACTATCAATAATACTTTATTGTTAAAATTAGATAAGTAATATTTAATCAGTAGATATGCTATAAACGACTTACCCGATCCAGTAGGAGATAATAAAATTGCTCGAGTTCGTGTTAGGGCTGTTTCAAGCGCATCGTATTGATAATCTCGAGGTTGAAATGGAAGCGTTGCGTCGTTTAGTAGATCAGCAAGTTCAAGAGGAGATTTTGCCGGAACCGGAAATCCATAATCAGATTCTTCTGTGTCAACAGAATATGACCGCTCAGCTGCAAACTTTATTAAATACGCATATAGCCCAGCAGAGAGCTCGCCATTTATGCGATTAAATAATCGTATCTTACCATCCCAAACTTTATTCTTATAAGCTGGCATAAATTTATAGCCCGGAACATAAAAGGAAAAAAACTCTGATAGCTCTGCAGCATAGCCTGGTTCACAGTCTACATAGAGCATAGAGTAATCTTTTAAACGTACTGTAAATTCAGCCATTATATTTTTTTCTCACATCTAAGAATAGCGGTAGATAGTCATGAGTATTAACTGTAAAGATTTGAGGTTCATTATGATCTACTGTGATAAGAATAACCCCCTGCTTGATAGGGACACCTGTTCTCTCATAGAAAGCAGCTGCATAAAATGAAGCTTGTATAAAGTAATTGGTAATCCATTCTACCTTCTTAGGTTTACGAGCTGTCTTAAAATCTATGATAGAAAGCTCTCCATCAAACTCAGCAATACAATCTACCTGACCAGCACACTTAAGTTTATCACTATAGAGAAACTCTTCTTGAAACCATATGTTATTTACTCGTTTATCTATAATCTCTTTAAGGTGGCTAAAAGTGTATAGATTATTAGGCATAGCACCTCTGTCCCAATCAGAGACGTTATTTAAATAGTCCTCTGCTAACTTATGTACGGAGGTACCTCTAGAAGCTGCTTGGTGAGATATTTTATTAGCTTCCTCTTCACCAACACGTTTACGCCAACGTATGATACTGTCTTTACTAAGAATACTTAAGACTGTAGTAATAGAAGGGTAAGCATTACCTTCTGGGGTAAAATACTTACGACCCTTCTCAGTAGTCTTTCTAGTCATTTTAGGTAAGACGTAATCATGATTGACGTGATTAAACATTAGTTACCTGCTTCAAATTGCTTCCATCGTATAATATTACTAATTGTCTGATGACGCCAGTTTAGGTTATTTACTATTTCCGTAAGAGTATCTATAATGGTCTTCCAGTACTGAACTTTTTCTTCACTCTGCTGAATCTCTGGATCGCTATCATAATAGTAATCCATCTCACCTTTCATAATCTTAAGACCATCAAAGGGATCAGGCTCCCAACCTAACGCTTCGATAGATTCACGATCCATCTTACCATTATAGTATAACCATTTTTTCTTTAGTAAAGTTTTTTGCTTGAATTCAGCGCGCTTCTTAGCTAACTTAGCTTCAGCTAACCATTGTAGATATTTAGCATGTAAGGAAGGCGTTGCTCTTGATGTCTCATCTAAAGCGGTTCTCTCAATAACACTATCCTTCGCCCATTCGTCTAGAATGTATTTCAAATCCATAATATATCCTCATAATCTATAAAGGTATTTAGCTTAGTTCAAAAGTAGTAAATCTAAATGTAGCTGGGAATGTGATATACTGAATATCACCACCTGTTGACTCTAATGTCATATCACCAAGACTTGTAGGTATACAGTCTGTATATTTTATTTTTCTTGTTGTGTTATTGTGACTTGATAGAATAGACAAAGTAATATCAGAGTATGTTGGAGGTAGAGTATCTGTTCTACCTAGAGGTCTAGTCTCATTAGTCTGTACTATTCTATTCATCCAATTGTACATCTCAGTATAAGAATTTAAATTTTCATCAACTATGATTATAACTGTTAGTTCAGTAAAAGTCAACTTATCTCCAGCAAACGCAATTGAAGCAACATTCTTAAAAGGTACTTCTGATGCATTGACTGAAAGAGAAGGGTGTAATACTGTCTGGCAAAAGAACTCTAAATTAGCAAAATGCTTACGATCAATTGTTAGTTTAAATGCAGATGGCTGTAGATAGTTAAGATTATTCAATCCAGTTGTTGTACCGGTAAGAGATGTATCAACATCTACAGTTATGTTTGTATTTAAATCAGGCATAATATTTCCTAAAAATTCTAACTACTTGTATTTATATGTTTCTTTTTTAGCTTTTTCTGCAGAAAACAGTTGCACTTAGTTCAAAAAGAGTATATAACTAATGTATAAAGAGGAGATAAGACATGATTGATTACATTACAGCAGACAAAGGTCATATTGAAATGTACTCCAATGATTATTTGGTAGGTACTGCACAAACAGCTAAGACTATTTGCTGGTATTTGCAAGAGATGGGCTTTGATGGGTCTGTAGCTACTTCATCCTCAATGGACTTTGCTTCTGAGTATGGTTTTGATACTGATGAAGAAGCTAAAGAGCTTTGGGAATCTGGTGTAAAAAAATTCTATATGTCAGCAACTTCTTAAGGAGATATAATATGACTAAGTTTGATAAATCTAAGTTTACTTACCACAGTGGATATCTTGAGTATACAGGTACCTACGAAGGTCAACCAACATGGGACCAAGTAGCTCCTAATTGTCATCCTTCACGTGTAGGTATGCCTATGGAACTATTTATTGCTCGCTTTAAGTATAGCAATAGCCCTATTAAGATGGGAGCGTTTAAAAGGTTCTTGGTAAAAAACTTTACTGTTGAAGAATATGTAGAGATGAGAAGTGGAGATGATATAGATAGCTCTCCTCTAAGAGTCTTACAGAGAAAAGGATTTACATTTTAACTGCTATCCTAGCTACATGCAGAGAAACAATTGAAGAAATCGAAGAGATTATTTTCCAGAGAGAGGGAATTAACAGTTGCACTTAGGATAAAAAGAGACTATAAAAAGTTATCAACTGAGGAGATAAGAGACTATTTCATACATACGTCTGTGTAGAGGGCAGGCCACCTAAAAGCACTATCTCGAAAGGGATGTTAGTTTCAATCGAACTAGAGCGGCAATGTCAATAAGGCCGTGCGGGGAGATTGGAGATACTAGCTCGGGCGTATGTATAAAATAGTCTTAGTAAGTTAAAAAAAAGGGCCGCGTGAGCGGCCCTAGTTATTTCCGAACTCTTAATTCTTATGTTAAGATGTTGTCTACGCGGAAGATTCTGTAGTACTGGTTGGTTTTCGCAGTTGCCAGACCATCGCGGTTTGCCATGTTGCCTGTGTCTACGAATGGGTTTGAAACCATGCCATAACGAGTTTTGAACCCGATGCGTGGCTGGAAGTCATTCTCACCAACTGCACGTACCATAGTTAGCGGTACGTATGGGCAATAGAATACACCAGCGTCATATGGGTTAGTACCCTTATAACCTACAGTGATGTAATCAGCAGTTGCATATGGATCGATGTACACTCTCATACGACCATTCAGTACACCTGCGAATGTGTTTCCTGTGTCATCTACATTCAAGTTTGTTGACAATGCTGGAGCATAATCCAAAGAACCTGAAGCAGCCAACGCTGAAGCAACATCTGATGAACAGATCATGATGTTACCTTTACCGCGACGTGTATCTTTCGCGATTTGGTTAGCTTCACGCTCTAGCTGAACGTGCAGACCTTTGAACTTCTCAACTGACCAACGACCATCAGCATCTGTTGCCAGATTGAAGATACCGTTGATAGCTGTGTTAGCTGTACCAGCGCCAGTTTTAGCTTGGCTGTTAATTGTACGTACAACTTCGCGGTTGATTTCAGCCATAATCTCGGTTGACAAGATGTTTGACAACTCTGATTCTGCATCAAGACCGTGGATAGCTTTCAAGTCTTGTGCAAGCTCGAGTGTATACTCTGCTTTCAATGCACGTGACTTGGCTGTTACAGTTGCTTTTTCAATGGTGAAACCCATTTCAGCAAACTGCTGACCACCAGTTGCACCTAAACCTTCAGCTTCTGCTGTTGTGTACAGATCAAGACCTGCAAGTGGGTCAAGACGGTCATTGTCGATTGAAGAATCTGAGTTAGAATCTGTCAAACCTGCTAGGCCTGATGGTGATGCACCCATTGCTACTGTGCCTGAGTCACCAGCATAGTTAAATGCTGCTTCGTTGAACAGTGCTTCATCATTAGCAGTGACGCCTGATTTTGTGTTTTTGTACTTTGACTTCATTGCGAAGATCAAGCCTGTTGGACCTGACATTGGCTGAACGCCACATACGTCATAAGCCATCAAGTTTGGCATCGCACGACGTACCAATGAGATCAGTACTGGGTTCCAGTTAGCAACGCTAGCAGTTGTTGTACCAGCTTCTGCCAAGAAACCTTGCTCTTGGTTTGACTGCTCTGCAAGAGCACGCTCTGTGTTTTCTAGAATAACAGCTGTCACTGCTTTTTTGTGGCTGTCGCCGATTTTGCCTGCGGACTCTTCATTAAGAACCGGAGACCATTTCTCTACGAGACGATCATATGTATCCATTATAGGATCTCCTTATCGATTTGATTTTCTAAGTGCTTCGAGATACTGAGCCATTGGTCCAGAAACTTCTACAGACTCATCTGCATCTACTTCTGTATCTTCAACAATTGCTGACTCAGCGGTTTTCTTTGCGAAATGAGTTTCTTTGATGATTTTTACTTTCTCTGCGAAAGTATCTGCATCTTCGAAATCAATATTTTCGACAAATGATGTTAGCTTTTCTACTTGAGTTTCAGCAAGATCTTTTGACGCTTCACGGATAACCGCATCACGCTTAAATGATTCTACTTCTTCTGCAAGTGCAAGAGCTTGTGACATTGCATCATTGAAGGACTCTTCGAGCTCTTCGTTTGCTTGTGCAAGTTCATCAACTAGGTCGACTTTGGACTCTGGTACTTCTACATAAGATTCTACGAACAGATCTTTCATCTTGTTCATAAAGCCTTCTGCGATTTCAGTACGCAAACCAGCTTGTACGGCCAGCTTGTTATCTTCCATCCATTGCTCAACCACATAGTTGAGGTAGCTATCTACTTTCTCTACAAGATCTTCTTTAGTAGCAGCAACTTCTTCCGCTAATTCGGTTTTGTATGCTTCTTCTAAACGATCGACTTCTTCTGAAAGTTTCGCTTTTACTGCTGCTTCAAAAATCAAAGCTGTTTTGGCTTTAAACTCTTCTGAAAGAGTTGCCTCAGATTCGACCAATGCATCAAGCTCATTTGAGTAGGAAAATTCTACTTCTGGAGCTTCAACCATCACCGTAGAAGATTCATCAGCTTCTACTTCTTCCATTTTATACATCGCCATCAAGGATGTTTTATCCATTCCGGCCATACGGCTATTCATTGCAGTGATCAGACCAGCTTTAGTTTTGGGCATTGGGTCTTGCTTGGTGTTGTCACCTTTGCGCGCGGGCGCTTTTTTGGTGGCTTCACCAGCTTTATCCGTTGCCGCAACAGATTGCTGTTCTGCGTTCTTTGGATCGTGAGCTTCTTCGATTCCCTCGTCGAGCTCAATATCCTGATTCTCTACTTGATCAGTCATATTTGACTCCTTATAAGTTAGATTTCAATAACGAGAGGAAATTCTTAAACTCGCGAGTTTGAACCTCATAAAGGTCCGAACGCGGAGCACGTTTAATTTCAGTCTCTATTTTTTCAATTTCTTGAGCCTCAATGATTCCATTATTCCAGACCCACTCGACACCTTCCATAATTCCATTAACAAAAGCATTCGGTGCAGATGGATCTTGTACGATATCAACCGTATTAAGAATAAAGTCATCCTTGACATACGCAGTACCACTACGCTGCTCAAGGCTACCCATACCACGAGTTGAGACACCTAGTTGAACACCACCTTCAAGAAGACCTTTTACAATCTGACCCATCGGAGTATCCAATATTCGTGCCTTACCCATCACATTACTTCCCTCCATTTTGAGATCGGTAATAAGATGAGATACTTTATCTAAGTTAACGGTAGGTCCATCTGGATGGTTTAGTTCACCTACTGCTCTCTTAGCATTAACCTGTTCTTTGACATATTTATTTACAGCCTTTTCCATAATAGGCTTTGGATAAATTCTGCCATTTCTATTCTTTGCTTCAGCTTGGGCGAATACACCTTCGATGATATAATCTTTTTTACCGTCTTCTTTTGCTTCGACGATACACTGTACATCTGTTTCAGTATACTCTGTAATAAGTTTCATTTACTTGCCCTTAGCTTGTTTAATAAACTCTCTGCCCATCTTCTCAGCTTCTTTCTGAGTGCGATACGCATCTAATCTTTCACCGTCGATATAGGTAACAAACTTACCTTTCTCTTTATGAATCATTAGAGTCACTCCGCTTATTTTCTTATCGTAGACATGCTCACCCGGTGGCATGCCTTTTGACATTTTTTCGCGAAGATGACGAAATTTTATCATTTTTTAAATCCTTTGAGTTTATTTATAAAAATAAATTATTCTACTTCTTCTAATTCTAACTCATCGATAGCATCTTCTATTTCGTCATCAGTAATATCTTCTACATCGATATCATCTTCAGCTTCCATCTCTACTTCTTCTTCTGGTTCTTCTCCATTAAAGATAGATCCGGCAACAGAGATTTTCTCTTGCTCTAAAGCATCATTCATTCTATCTTGCATTAGTTCTTGAAACGTAGGACCTGCTTTCGCAAAGTCCTGGTCAACAACATTATTAATTAAATCTTCAATACTCATAATTTATTCTCCGTTAGTTAATTTAAGTAGCGTATGTTTTTACTGCTAAACTGTTGCCTACAAAAAATTCATCGCCGTCAGCAGTATTTAGACAAACAGCTTGTTGACTTCCTACACTATGTGTATAATCTCCAGTACCTAGCTGGTCAGTTCCAGACGAAGTAGAATGTAAATCCCAAGCAGTAGATAAATTCCACTGTCTAATTACATTTGTAGTTTCAGATACAGTAAATAATTTTAAACCTGTATCACTTAAAAAGACATCTTGTATAACATTATCACTAATATATCCTATGGTAGCAGAGCCACTGGTATCAGGTCTAAAGGCTATAGATAGATATACATGAGCTACATAATCATAGTGATGATTGCTTATAAAAAGATTATGACCATCTGGGCTTAAATACACACCAGAGTTTCTAGCCCCGCCGGCTCCAAAGTTAGTTGTATATCCAGAATATGACAATGTAGTAGGATCATAAGGTGTTCCAAAATCCCATCTTCTTACTGCTGCAGAATAAGCTTCTGTTGTAAATAAATAAGCGCCATCACTAGTCATATGCCAGCCAGTAAACCATTGTCCACTATTTACATTAACTCCGACAACATTCTGTAGTGTCCAACTATCTACACCAAAAGCAGTTGATTGTCTTGTTCCTGTACTAAGATCCCATGGTGTTGTTAATGTATAGTACCAACATTCAGGATTACTATTATTAGATGTTTTCATACCAGCAATAAATTTAGTTCCGTCAGCACTAAAAGATAAACCTCCTATGGTTCTTCCTGACTGAGCCTGTAAATTAGTTGTTCTTGTCAAAGTAGAATTATCTATATCATTCATCTCAGTAATAAACGAAAGAGTAAAGCTATTAGCACCAGATGTAGCAGTGTTTATACCATCAGAAGCAGTAAATGTTAAATCAAATGTAGTGGCATTACTAGCGTGTGGAGTAACAGTAAACACGCTACTATCTTGAGTTACTGTAGATCCATTTAAAGAACCGGAGCTAACACTGTAGTTGTATGTAAGAGGAGTTCCATCAGAGTCAGTAGCAGCTACTGTTATTACTGTTGCAGAACCATCAGTAGCTAATGTAAACGGAGTAATTCCTCCATCAGAGTCTAACACAGATGTAATAGAAGGACTAGCATTAGTAAGAGCAATACTATACCAGCCTGTACCGTTTGAAATGTAAAGTCTATCAGAGTCTTCTACAAAGGCTTTAGTACCAGCGGCAATACCAGTAAGAGGTAAAGCAGCTAAAGAATCATACTGATTAGCGCTTACACCTGCAGACGCAATCTGACCATCAACTGTAAATACATCATTCTTTATTGCCTTAGATAATCTGCGCGCAACATTAGTACTTTTTCTTGGCATATTTTAACCTTCTAATGAAGCTGTTGGTGGCGTAAAGTTTGCGGTGTATCTTGCATTAGTTCTTGAAATGTAGGCCTGCTTTCGCAAAATCCTGGTCAACAACATTATTAATTAAATCTTCAATACTCATAATTTATTCTCCGTTAAGTTTTTGTTTATATTATTTATTATAACTATTAATTTTATAGGATAAACCAATTACTAACCTGCGACAAAAATATAGGCAGCACCTGCATTGGTTCCTCCAGTATCTTCCTGATATGCACCTACTATAACCGATTTATTACTAATAGATATAGCAGAGCCAAACTCATCACCTGACTGTGCATTAGATGCCTGTATTTTATTTACTTGTGTCCAACTTGTTCCGGAACGCGTGAAAATGTATGCAGCACCGGTACCACTCTCGTTCCAAGCACCTACTACAGCAGTATCTCCATCTTCTGAAATAGATACAGCACTACCAAATCTATCACTGCTAGCAGCATCGGACGCTTTTATCATAGCCTGTTGTGACCAAGTCGTACCTGATCTTGTAAATACATAAGCAGCTCCTGCATCAGTACCGTTAGTGTCTTCATTTACGGCGCCTACTACAACAGTATCTCCATCACCAGAAATAGATACCCCATTAATACCATACCCAAAGAAATCATTTGAACCTCTATTACTTGCTTGTATTTTAGCCTGTTGTGACCAAGTACTCCCAGATCTTGTAAAGATATAGGCAGAACCCGCACTTGTCCATCCAGTGTCTTCTTTAGGAGAACTAACAATAGCTGTATTTCCATCAGATGCAGAAATAGACACGCTATGGCCGAATTCATCATCTGTCGCTGCATCAGACGCAGTCAATTTGGTTTGTTGTGACCAAGTACTCCCAGATCTTGTAAAGATATATGCTGCTCCATAATTAGTACCGCCATCAAGCCTCGCTCCAACAATAGCTGTATTTCCATCATCTGTAATAGATACTGAACACCCAAAATAATAACTATCCGCGCCATCAGACGCACTTAATTTAGCCTGTTGTGACCAAGTACTCCCAGATCTTGTAAATACATAAGCAGCACCCGAGCTTGCAGTCTGGGGAAGATTATCGCTGAGTGAGGCACCCACTATAGCGATATTACCATCTTCTGAAAGAGATACAGCCGAGCCGAATTGCTGATTAATATGTTTATCAGACGCTACTAATTTGGCTTGTTGAGACCAACTCGAACCAGAAAGAGTGTAAATATAAGCAGCACCTTCGTAAAGACTTGAATTAGTATTAAGCCTTGCACCTGATATTGCTGTATTTCCATTTTTAGCAATAGCTACAGATTCTCCAAATTTATTGCTAGCAGCGGCATCAGATGCAACCAATTTTGCTTGTTGAGTAGCTGAAGACCAATCAACCATAAACGAAAGAGTAAAACTATTAGCACCAGATGTAGCAGTGTTTATACCATCAGATGTAGTAAATGTTAAATCAAACGTACCAGCATACGCTTCAGTTGTTGTTGGAGTGATAGTAAACTGGTTAGTATTAGCGCCAGTACCTTGCACTACAGTTGCTGTTGTACCTCCACCGTTAGTTAATGAACCTGTAGTAACAGCATAACTATATGTTAATGGTATATCTTCTGGATCTGCTGCAGTGATAGTAAGTACAAGAGCTGAGCCATCTGTAGCTAGAGTAAACGGTGTGGTGTTACTTGATGGATCCT